GAATGCCGGCGTGGCGGAACAGGCAGACGCACAGGACTTAAAATCCTGCGGGACTAATCTCCCGTACCGGTTCGATTCCGGTCGCCGGCATTTGCCTGATAAGGCAATTAAGTGAATATGTGTGTGTAGCTCAGCTGGATAGAGCACTTGGCTACGGACCAAGGTGTCGGGAGTTCGAATCTTCTCACGCACGTACAGAAAACCCTTATTTTACAAGGGTCCACACAAAGAAAGGCTTCCTGCAAAGGAGGCCTTTTTCGTGCTTGACTAACATTTGACTAACGTTTTTATTTTGCCTTGGAATGAAAGAGATTTTCCAGAGTATCAGAAGCAGCTTCATCTGCCTTTTGTAAGAAGTGACTATATATGTCGGTTGTGGTGCTTGTCTGTGCATGGCCCAGTCTTCCGGATACGGTCCGGATATCCACATTCTGCGAAATGAGCAATGTTGCCGAAGTATGCCTTAATCCATGCAAGGGTATTTCCGGGAGTTTATCTTCCTCCTTGATGATCGCTTCATTATGCCAGCGGATAATTTTCTTAAACATTCCATATGGAGTGCTCGGATACATCTGACGGCCATTCCACTGGACAAACAAATGATTGCCACCTTCCCATGCCGTTCCAATACTCATACGGTATTCTAGCTGTTCTTTTCGATATTGCTTCACCAGGATCATGATAGAAGCCGGAACAGATATTAGTCGGTTAGAAGATTCTGTTTTAGGAGGCTTGGTAATCAGTTGTCCTTCTATTATACTTGTGCTTTTACTGATGGATACTGTATTCTGATCAAAATCAAAATCACTCCATTCCAGAGCTATTAATTCTCCCCGGCGCAGGCCGCAGAAGAGAGCCAGATTGAAGAATACCTTAAATTGGGTCTGTATATCCTTATGTTCTGAATAAGCATCGACATGATATGCTTTCCCTGTATCATCTATTCGGTCATGAGCTTTCTTATTTATTGTTACACCACTATTTAAAGTTCCTAGAAAGGCTTCTGCTTGCTCTAAAGTGAAGTGCTTGACTGTTTTGCCCTGGGTGGCTTTTGGAGGCTCTACGCGGTCACAGGGATTGTCTAGGACCACGTTCCACCGGATAGCTACAGTGAAAATTGCACTGATGGTATTGTGAATGTGACGAATTGTCTTGGGAGAGTAACCGCCGGCTCGTCCATCTTTTCTTTCTTTTAGAAGAATGTTGTATAGAGTGTTCAGATTGCGTGGCTGAATCCTGGCCAGCTTTAAATGACCAATCACCGGATTGATGTGTATTTGTAGCAAGGTACGGTATTGTGACTGGGTATTTAGGTCTAAATGCTGTGCCGCATATTCATCCAGATAGCGATCTGCAAATTCTTGAAATGATATCTTTTCTCCATCAAGGAATTTTCCACTTCTTACCTGCTCCTCAAACTTGACAACGAAGACCTCCAGGGCTTTCTGGTTCTGCTTTTCCGTCTTATTTAGATCAGGAGTAAATGTAGTTGTTTCTACGATTTGAGAACCATCAGCTTTCCGGCCGTTGCTGACCGTAATCTGATAGGAGTTTCCGCGTTTTCTTATGCTTGCCATGGTATCTTTCCTTTCTTTGTGAAACTGCTCGAACGTCTGTTTTAGGGTTCACTTTTAGAAGGATACCGTGTATAATAAAAATGCTAAAGTGATCCGGTATCCATATGGTAATTGGGTTGCATTTATTTAAAGCCGTTCCGGGTGGTGCCGGGACGGTTTTTTTAAATTTGGCTATTAGTAACAGCCAATATAGGCCTGACTAACTTTGTTTGTTTTTATCCGATTTGTTCTTTTCTTTCACAAGCTCAACTGTTCGCATAGCACTCTTTAGAGCTTCTTCCAATACTTTCAGAGATTTATCGTCGATTTTTTCTCCATTATAGTACAATGGGTTTTCATCTGTTTTGTCAATATCAAAGAGAATTTTATCCAACTTTTTTGCAATATCAAGCTCTTCCTTTGAAGAAAGTGTGTTTTCTCTTTCTTTTTCGATTTCCTTGCCGGTCATAAGATAGTCTACTGTCACTCCTAGCATCTCTGCGATTTTCTGCAATTTATCATTTTTAGGGCAGCTGCGTCCACTTTTCCAATCTGAGAAAGTAGACTTTGTAATACCTGTAATTCGGGCAACATCAGAATCCTTATACCCCTTTTTATCCCTTAGCTTGCAATAAATTTCATACATGTCATACTCCTTATTTGAAAAAAGTTTTAAAATCCGTACAAAAAGTATTGACAAGTTCTGATATCCGTTTTATACTACTTACATAGTTCGGAAAGCAAAACAAGCCATTATTCATACGATGTGTCTGGTAAATACATTGTAACTGATTTCCGAACTAAAATCAAGTGAAAAGTTCGGAAAGGAGAAATTTTTTTAAAATGTATGACAAATACACTGCCTTGCGTGACAAAAAAGGTGTGACAGATTATCGAGTATCAGAAGAAACAGGAATTACAAAGTCTACTTTTACAGATTGGAAGAAAGGCCGAAGTAAGCCAAAGTTTGATAAGCTTATGGCTTTGGCAAGATATTTCAATGTTCCGGTGGATCATTTTGCCGATGAAAACAGCCAGGATACATAATAGCACATTAAAAAAGGAGGATAGTACCATATGAACGATTTAATGAATCAGTCGTTAGTAAACACATCTAGTTTAACCCCAATTGAAATAGCGTTGGGAATTGATGAGAACGGAATGACCACGGCTAAGAAGCTATATGATTTTTTGGGATTAAATCCGGCGGCTTATGCGAGATGGTGCAAAAGCAATATTTCTGACAATGAATTTGCAGAAGAGGGAACAGATTATGAGGTTTACAACATTGATGTTGAAAACCCCCAAGGTGGTAGACCCACACAGAATTTCAAACTCACAGCCAAGTTCGCAAAGAAGCTTTCCATGACTCAGAAGAATGAGCGAGGGGAAGAAGCGCGCGAGTATTTTACCCGAGTAGAGGACGGAGCCAAGAAAATTATTCTCCAATTTCAGGACATGTCCCCACAGCTCCAGTACATGATTAAGGTGGAACAGGAGCAGAAGCGTCAGGCCCAGGAGATTGCCGAGGTGAAGGAGTTGGCTCAGAGTAGTGCTGATCGTGTGGAGAGTATCCGGGAAGTTGTAGCTCTGGATACCACATCATGGCGAGAGGATACCCGTAACCTTATTAACAAGATTGCCCAGGAGCTAGGCGGTGGACAAGCTTTCCAGCAGGTTAGGGCCGAAAGCTACGAACTTCTGGAAAAGCGCATGGGTGTCAATTTAAAGCAGCGTCTCACCAATAAACGTCGACGCATGGCAGATGAGGGAGTTTGTAAGTCCAAGAGGGACAAACTTTCCTATGTAGATATCGTTGCTGAGGATAAAAAGCTAATCGAAGGATACACCGCCATCGTAAAGGAAATGGCTATAAAATATGGAATTGGAGGAGAAAAACATGAGTAAGGTTTACCTAAATGAAATCAGTTTTAACAGAGACGATTTAAAGGATATTAAAGGTTGTTTTGTATGCGGATTAACGGATGGAGTTAATGAAGACGGGGATGAATCTATCCTATTGGCATTTTTTAATCCAAACACGGACAAACACATACAGCTGGAAATAGGTTCTCATGGACATATCTTTATTTCCCCCCCCCTTTAATTAGTGAAATATTTCAACCATCGCCCGCTATTGCAGAGTCTGTTGCAAAATCCAAAGTAAATTTAAGCAATGATGACAGTTTATAAAAATTTTATATTTTCAAATTTTACTCGTGTAAATCGGAGTTTACTTGATTAAGTAAAAAGCAGCTTAAAGAAGCTAGAGACAATACAAGATAATGCAGGGCAATCAGGGATTTATTTCTTAATCAAGTAAATCTTGATTTAACGGATTAAAGCTTGATTCTAAGCAGATTTGAGGGTATTTACAGGCTTGAATTTAGATGATATTATACCCACCACAAGCACAGTGATAACAAAATATGGAACTAATATAACACGAAAAGGAAGGAAACCTATGAATTTAGACAACACAGAGATTTTAATGGAATGTATCAAAAAAGGTAGTAAAGTACAGGAGCCACTAATTGACATGAAAGGATTTCTTAATTCTGCTAAATTGAGTTTATATGCTCCCATTTGTTACAACAGAATTAATGTAGCAGGGCTTATTGATGGTATTCACGTTTTTAACGACAATAAGTCAGATAAAAACATCATTTTAGACGCCACAGGGTTTAAAAAGTGCCAGGAGATAATTGAGGGATACATAGGATCGGAGCAGTACAAGAAGGAGTTAGATTATTTTCAGAGTTTAAGTGATTATGTCAGATGCCTAAATAATACGCTATATATTTTAAGGAATAGCAGCAATAAAAGGTTACGTGAGCTTCATCAGGAAGCACAGGATTTAAAAAGTGAAGAGGGATTTGATATTGAGCCTAGCTTATTTATTGCTGAGTTAAAGCACAGAAGGCAATTCATTAATAAATTACAGGTGATTAAGCGTTTGCCATTAACATTCCGCTTAATATCGCAGTTTAGAGTGAAGCCTAAAGATTTCCCTGTACTTGTAAAAATGGCGTGGCGACTTTCTGGAAATGACGAACCGGAATACGATGGTGGAGCTTACTTCGAAGCATTGAAACGTTTTCAGGTAAATCACCCCAAATATAAGAGGCCAGAGCGCCTAAATCGTGATGACCTAAAGAAGTATATATTTCTAGGAACTAAAGCTTACGGCAAGGAATATTTTATGAATCGTCATCGACCGAAGTTTCATTCATGTGAAGAGATTGAATGGGTTTACAATGAAACAAACGAAATTATGAAAGCGATTGGACTACTTACGCCTGAGGAATTACTGCAGTTATTTCCGGTTACTAAAGACTTTGATAGCGGAAAGTTCGGCACTAAAGATTACTTCTGGACTATAGAAAAGATAAAAGCTTTACCACAGGACAAGCCTATCGGAACAGAGCTAAGTGTAGCAGAAGTTTTGTGGGACTATGTGAATAAAAGCACAGAATATTTTTTCTTAAATTGGCATGATAGTCTTTGCGATCTTAAAGATTTTTGTGCTAAGGAAGAACCGCTTGAAAGATACCACAAAAGCTTTTTTAAAGATTTAAAGGAAAATTGAAAGGAAGGAGTAAGTTGCATATGAATGATTTAGTAGTAAAGGAAGTAGAGTTTTTGGGAACAGAATTATTGGCAGTACGGGATTTGGGATCGGGGAGGATTTTTGCCGGTATTAATGCAATATTAAAAGATATGGGATTTGATGAGAAGCAGATTGAGTACAGACGTGAAAAATGGGTGACAGATAAAACTATAAGCAAAGGTACCCTAAAATTTTCGGGGACCCTGATCGGAGCTAAAACAGGGAAAGATGTGTGGTGCATTGATATTAAGAAACTTCCGCTTGCATTAGCTAAACTGGAAATTACACCTAAAATGGAAAAAGAAATGCCGGAGTTGTCTGAAAAACTTGAAGTATATCAAGATGCATGTGCAGATGTACTGTCGGCTGCGTTCATGGCTGATAAAGAAAGATCTTTCGAGGATATCATGATTGCACAGCTCCAGGAACAAAAAAGGATCAAGGACAATGTGAACCGGATCGAGAGAAAAACAGACCTCATCAATATTGATCTGCAGGAGTTTAAGAAGGATATGCCGCTTCTGGGACTGGAGTGTCAGAAAATCACCAGAGCCAAAAACCATAAGGTAGTGCCACTAATGGGGGGAAAGAATGCGCCAGCATATAAAGACCGAGGGTTACGCAGCCGTGTTTACCGGGATTTGGAAAGCCAATTGAACCGGGAATTTGGAGTAGGTACATATAAGGCGATAAAACGTGGTCAGTGTAATATGGCTATAAAAATCGTTCAGGAATACGAATTGCCAATGGCTTTGGAAGAAGAAATTAAAGATTTTAATGCGCAACAGAATCTTGTTTTCGGTGGGAGAGAGGAGGCAGAGGGAAATGACAGACTTCAATAAGGATGTCGAAAAAACAATTCCTGCGATACCTAGAATGAGGACTGTGCAGCAGTGTGCCACTTATTTTAAAGAGCAAGATCCGGAATGCTGTATAGGGGAGTGGTGCATCAGGCAGTTAGTAAATCAAGGAAAGATACCGGTACGCCGATCTGGTCGCAGAATATTGATTAATCTTGATATGCTGATTGAGTATTTCTCAGGAAGTTGGGAAGATCAAATGAGGCAAGAATATGAATCTGCTAACAAAACACATTAAAAACGGCCCCACAGGGAGCTGCAACTCTCAGTAGGACCAATTCATAGCCGGAAATGACTACTCTATAACAATCTTATTTATAGTGTAACACATTTCCGGCGAGAAATCAAAGGAGGATTTTATAAAATGATGGATATTGATAAATTAATGAAACTTGATGATCTGATCACTGAAATTGAAATAAATCAGGAGAGAGCAAACACGATGGCTTCTATTATAGATCAAGATTATTTTGAATTAGATAATGATAATTGCAAAATATTATATTTTAAAAAAGCTTGCATTGAACATGATATACTTTCTGATTATGTTTGGAAGAATATGGAGCTGCTCAATAAAGCACGTGAGTTGTTAAATGGAGGTACAGAGTTATGCAAAAAATGATTTTAGTTCCAGTAGAACAGTACAACCGCATGATAGAAAGCTATGACAAGGCCATGGAAGAGCTGCAGGAGGTAAAGGAGCAGCTTAAGGCCATGAAGCCCCAGGATGACGATGTAAGCCAGGAATTAAAGCTGTATGACATTATGGACAAGAATAATTGTGATCGGGAAGTTGCAGAGCTTCTTCTACAGGATGAAGAGGTATGAGGGAGAGGGAAAAGGATCCAAGGATGATAGAGTTTTTAAAGAGAAATATCTATACATACAAAGGATTCCTTTACATTAAATGTGAGAAATGTGGAGAAATCCATGCCTTTTGTTCCAGACTTCCTATGGATAATTCAACATGCCAGACGTGTGGCAGAAAAACACATTTTCATGAGCCTTTAAAACCTTTGTACATAAATTGTGAGTGTGGACAGAGGTCCAGGTATATGACAAATTTAAATGAAGATCTGTTTGATGTACCGTGCATTGAATGTAAGGCACCCGTAGCCGTTACTTATAATCAAAGTAAAAAGATCTATTTTTCAATATGTTGATTTCAGGAGGGAGAGCCATGGAATTCCCCCACTCTTCCGGGAAAGAGGTGATACTTTGATAGAAGGGAAAGGCTGGGTCAAAATTCACCGGGAGCTATTGGATAAGCCTATATGGATTCTATCATCATCTGAGCAAAAAGTCATTCTCATTACCCTTTTGTTAATGGCGAATCATAGAGAAAATAAATGGGAATGGAATGGTCGGCAATATGATTGTGCCCCAGGTCAATTTGTCACGAGTCTGGAGAAAATAGCTGAAAAATCAGGGAAAGACATAAGCATACAGAATGTCAGAACAGCGATAAAAAGATTTGAAAAATATGATTTTCTAACAAATGAATCAACAAAGACCGGACGGCTTATAACCATTGTAAATTGGGAACTTTATCAGGTCGATGATGAAGAGGCCAACAGAGATGCTGACAAAGACCTAACAAAGAGCCAACAAAGACCTAACAAAGACCTAACAACTAACAAGAATGTAAAGAATGATAAGAATGTAAAGAATAAAAAAGATATATATAGTGTGTCCTTTGAAGAGTTTTGGGAAGCGTATCCGAGAAAGAAGGAAAAGTCCCGGGCATTTAAATGTTATCAGGCAAGGATAAAAGAAGGCTATGAAGAAAATATTCTAACAAAAGCCGCTAAAACTTATCGAGTAGAATGCGAGTCAAGCAATCGGGAGGAACGTTTCATAAAACACCCAGCAACTTTTTTAGGACCCAATAAACCGTTTGAAGATTATATTTGTGGTTCTGGCATTGATGTAAACAGTCAAGAAGGAATTTTAAGGACCAAAGATGGGAGGATAATCGAATGACGATCAATGAAGCCGAGATCAGAAAAACTATTGCTATCATGAAGCCAGAAAAGGAACTGTTTGAGGTTCGTATCATTTTTTCAGGAGGAACAAATGCTAGTGGCTATTTTACAGATGCTGAAACTTTGATTAAGACCTTGAAGTGCTATCATGCTTCCGGAACCAGCAATGTTTATATTACTCTGAATGGGATAAAAGATGAATGTTATTCCAGGCAGCAGCGTGATCAATTTATTAAGAATGCGAAGCCAACAACTACTGATTCGGATATTTATTGTTATGATTGGCTGATGGTAGATATTGACCCTCAGAGATCAGCTGGCACTTCTTCTAGTAATGAACAGATTGAGCTTGCCAAGACAAAGGGAAATGAAGTCTATGCGTTTCTCAAAAGGAATGGCTTTGAAGAGCCTATAGTAGCTTTCAGTGGAAATGGTGTCCATCTGCTATATCGGATAGGCTTGAAGATGAATGAAGAGAATAAAAAGCTAGTAAAAGATTGTCTTTCCGTTCTGGATTTATTCTTTTCATACAATTATGTAAAGGTTGACACTGCAAACTTTAATCCGGCCAGGATATGTAAGTTATATGGTACCATGGCACAGAAGGGGTCCAATACAGAGGATAGACCCCATAGAATGAGCTATGTTATACGATCATCGGAAAAACCCGCCCAGAACGGGAAAGCCCTTCTTGAGAAATTAGCGAGTTATCTTCCTAAGCCTGAAAAACCACATCGGTATAATAATTATGCTCCTGGTCAGTTTGATTTAGATGAGTGGCTTGACCGATACGGAATACGGTATACAAAAACAAGTTACGAGAGTGCAGTGAAATATATTCTTGATAAGTGCCCTTTTGATGAAAGTCATTCAGGAAAAGATGCCTGTATCTTTAAAGCGTCCAACGGAGCCATAGGCTTTCATTGTTTCCATAATTCCTGTTCCAATAAAACGTGGCAGGATGTAAGGAGGCTGTTTGAGCCAGATGCCTATGATCACCATTACATAAAGGAGCGTACGTATCCAAACTATCGGAACCCTAATTACATCATAGAAAAGGTGGAAGAGGTAAAGATGGTTGATGGCCAGCCAGTATTCTTTACGACTGAGCAAATTAGGCTATTAAAAGAACCGCCTGAGGAGTTCATAAAAACAGGTATTGAAGTAATTGATAAGAAAATGCGTGGACTAAAAAAAGGGTTTGTTTCTTGCTTAAGTGGCCTTCGAGCCAGCGGCAAAAGCAGTATCATATCACAGGTAACTATTGAGGCAGCAGAACAGGGATACAGGACGGCGCTTTTTAGTGGGGAATTAAAACCAAAGAACCTACTTAAATGGTTACAGCTGCAGGCAGCAGGGAAACAGCACGTGAACCAGACTCAATACGAAAGTTATTATGTTGTACGGAGTCCGTTTGATGAGCTGATCTCAAAATGGCTTGATCAAAAGGTTTGGGTCTATAACAATTACTACGGGAATAACTTCACTTCAATTATGGAGCAGATTAAGAAGTGTGTCACGGATCATAAGGTGGATCTGGTCATACTGGATAATATGATGGCGCTAAATCTCATGGAGATGGGAACGGATAAATACCAGCAGCAGAGCCATTTCGTAGAGTGTCTGGAAAACTATGCGAAGCTTTCCAATATCCACATATTGTTCGTAGCTCATCCCAGAAAATCCACAGGTTTTCTTCGGCTTGACGATGTGTCTGGAAGTAATGATATCGTAAACCGGGTTGATAATGCCTTTATCCTTCACCGAGTAAATGAGGACTTTAAACGTCTCTCAAAGGATATGTTTAAGTGGAAGCAGGACAATCCTTTGTATTTTAGCAGTAACGTTATAGAAATATGCAAGGATCGTGATGGAGGAATTCAGGATGAATTTGTTCCCCTCTACTTTGAGGCAAGTACAAAGAGATTAAGGAATAGTCCAGGAGAAAATAAAACTTATGGTTGGGAAGAAAATAGTGTATTTGAAGCGGTGCCAGTAGGTGAGCAGCTTCCGTTTGAATAGGGAGGTAAAATGTTAGGAAATGATGAAGTAAAAGAAATCTTCTGGCAGTGTTATAACGTTTTCTGGAATAGATGGAAGTCAATGGAACTTACTAGACAATCACCGGAATGGGAGGACGTAATAAAGGAATCTAGAGATTTGATGAAAAAGTACAATTGTGATTTATGCAATCACATAATCCGTGATTTAATTACAGAGCTCGAGAGTAGGTATGAAGAAAAGGAGGCAGGTAGGTGAAAGTATCTGGAAAAATGACCATGGCAAGGCTTATATTACTAGAAATAGGGAGGAACGGCAATTGATTATAGATAATGATACAAAGAAAGATTACCTAAGACAGTATCAAAAAAAGAAGCTTGCTGTCAGAGATATTGAACTGGACATAGAAAGTACCAGGGAAGAAAAAATGTCAGCATCTGCAGGCATGGGAGATGGAATGCCACACGGGAATGAAAAGACAGATTTATCAAACTACATAGTCGCTTTAGAAGAAAAAGAACAGATGCTCATAAAGGCCAGATATCATAGGGTTAAGTGCTATACCTGCATATATAACAATATTGAAAGGCTTAAGAATGAGGACGAGAAAAGAATACTATATTTAAAATACGTCAAGGGGCTGAAATGGGAAGAAGTATGTATTGAATCGGGATACGAATGGACGTGGGTCCATGTGCTGCATAGGAGGGCACTGGAACATCTTGAAATAGTAAAGCCTAAATAAAGTGTGAATAGAAGTGTACACTGCTTTCATGCTATACTGTAAATGGAACAAGTGAATCATAAAACCCCTTATGGTCACTAGCAAGTCCGACTAGTCTTGACGGACTATAATATCAAAGGCGCACCTGGCAATGCGGTGCTAAAAGATTGCTAGTCTGATCCTACCTTTCCAGACTATAAACTGAACTCTAAGGCAAGTCTGACTTTACCTTACCAGACTATAAACAATAAGGCGTGCCGGTGAATCCGGCATAACGAAGCACATTTCGATGGCAGAGATCAGCGATATTCACGCAGATAGTTTTTCAGGTTCGAATCCGGGTGCTTCGTATCAGCTACAACATCATAATACACCTCCCGGGGCGCCTGTCTTGTGTAACTCGATGGGCGCTTTTGAAATGGTAAAATAATTTTGTAACAAAGATTGTCACAGGACAGGTCAGAACTTTATATCTTAAAAGTATGATAGCGACATAAAATTCTTATTCAATTGTTCATACAGAGCCTCCTATTTTTGAAACACCTGTCATGGTTATGCTGTGATGGGTGTTTCATTTTGGGCAATTTGGGCGTATGATAGAAGAAAAGCAAAGGTGAGAAACATATGTATGTTTTAGGTTTTCTTTGTTACTTTGCACCTATTGCGGTAATTATCATAATTTTAGCGATAATCAATAGCTAAGAGGCGGTCAACCCCGTCTCTTTTTTAATACATAAAAACAACACAAGTGAGGTGGTGAGGCTTGGCAAGAGCACCAGATGAAAGGATAAAACAGGCAAAGGCCCTGTACTTAAAAGGCTTGAAATTAGTTGAGATTGCAAGTCAACTAAATCTCCCAGAAGGAACGGTCCGCCGGTGGAAGTCAACTCATAAATGGGATAACGAACGTTCGCATAGGAATAACGAGCGTTCGCATAAGAAAGGCCCGCCTATCGGAAATAAAAATGCAGTAGGAAACGATGGTGGAGCACCGGAAAGGAATAAGAATGCAGTTAAGACAGGAGAGTTTGAGACTCTCTTTTTTGATGCCTTGGAAGAGGACGAGAAGCAGCTCATACAAATGGTACAACTGGATAAAGAACAGCTTCTATTGCAGGAAATCCAGCTTCTCACGGTACGGGAACGGCGAATGCTGAAACGGATTGAAGAATTGAAACATGATAAGGAAGGTGCAGAACGACTTCCATCAATTGAGGACGCTCTTACAAGGGTACAGTCAAACAGGCAAAAAGCTATTGATTCCCTTCATAGGTATGGATATGACGATGCTCGTCTGGAACTGGAGATCATGAAGGTGGAACTGGAAACCTTAAAGCGGGATTCTTCAGATCAGGAGATTGAGGACGATGGTTTCATGGACGCCATGAATGAAGGCGCTGCCGAGATATGGGGTGATGCTGATGATTGAAAGACTGAAAGCCCTGAAAGCCAGGATTGAGAAGCTAAAGCAGAATCGTAGCATATCTACCAAGCTACAGGTGTTTAAGTTTCAACCGTTTTCCCTCAAACAGAAGAAAGTACTGACATGGTGGTGCGATACCTCTCCAGTCAGGGATAAAGATGGAATCATAGCAGATGGAGCAATCAGATCCGGGAAGACGGTCTGTATGTCGTTGTCCTTCATAATGTGGGCCATGCAACGGTTTAAAGGTCAGAACTTCGCCATGTGCGGTAAGACAATCGGATCATTTAGGAGAAACGTTCTTTTCTGGCTAAAGCTGATGCTTAAGAGCCGGGGCTACCGTGTGGTCGATCATAGATCTGACAATCTGGTGGAAATCAGCAGAGGAAAGGTCACGAACTACTTTTACATATTTGGTGGAAAAGATGAGCGATCCCAGGACCTGATCCAAGGTATCACACTAGCCGGGGTTTTCTTCGATGAAGTGGCACTCATGCCGGAATCATTCGTGAATCAGGCAACCGGCCGTTGTTCTGTTGATGGATCAAAGTACTGGTTCAACTGCAACCCAGACGGACCATATCATTGGTTTAAAACAAACTGGATTGATGATGCAAAGAAAAAGAATCTGATTGTCCTCCACTTTACCATGGAAGATAATTTGAGTCTATCAGAACCGATCAAAGCCCGATATAGAAGTATGTATACAGGCGTGTTCTATAAGCGCTACATTCTGGGCTTATGGGCCATGGCCGAGGGAATTATTTATGACATGTTCGACGTGGACCGGCATGTAAAGAAGGTGCTGGATTTCGCGCGGCTGCTAATTGATGGCGGTCGCTATGTGAGCATCGACTACGGTACTCAGAATGCTATGGTATTTCTCCTTTGGAATAAAGGCATAGATAAGAAATGGTACTGCACCAGGGAATATTATTACTCTGGACGCGATAAAGGAAAGCAGAAAGCCGATTCACAGTATGCTGATGATCTGGAAAAGTGGTTGGAGGGTACACCGGTCAAGGCGATCATCGTAGACCCTTCTGCAGCTTCATTCATTACGGAGCTTAACAACCGTGGATACAAGACAATGAAAGCGGACAACGATGTGGAAGATGGTATCCGGCTGGTTTCTACGCTCCTGAATACAGAAAAGATAGCTTTCAGTCAATCCTGTATCAATACCATAAAAGAGTTTGCCTCCTACATCTGGGACCCCAAGGCAGGGGATCGTGGAGAGGATAAACCGATAAAGCAACATGACCATGCAATGGACGCGGTAAGGTACTTCTGCTATACAATACTTAATAACAAAACAATTAAGATCCGCAGTAAATCTGCTTATGGATTTCATTAATGGAGGTAAGTATGTTTTTAGATAAAAAGGAAATTGAAGCTTTGGAAAATACTCTGGTTGATAAAGACCGGGAAATAGAACGACTTCGCAAAGAAAATAATGAGCTTAGAAGTCAAATGGAGGGAGAACACCCCGTAAGTCCGTATTGTACCGTATGCGCACATGGAATTAATGAGTGAGGATATAGGCTGTGTGATCTGGAATGCAAGTGTAAGGACTTCAAGCGGCCAATGAGTTTTTAAGCATAAGATCTAAGTTAGAAAGAAGGTGACAACCATGTACGTTTATACAATGCCCCGGGAATCCTGGGACGAACTTAACCCAGACAAACAGGCGATCCGAACACTTATCACGAAGCACCGAAAGGAAGCTTCCAGGCTCCGAAAGCTCATGAAGTATTACGAAGGGCAGCATAAGATCCTGACAGAAAGCCGTAAAACAAAGCTGGTATGTAATCATGCGAAGGATATCGCAGATACAGCCAGTTCTTACTTTATAGGTAATTCAGTATCTTATAAAAGCAAAGAGGATATTACGGCCATAACTGACGCATTCGAACAGGCCGGAGCCGATGAAGCAGACGGAGACAACGGGCTGGACTTATCCGTGTACGGCCGTACTTATGAATATATCTATCCGGAAGAGGGAGAAACGGACCTCACGATAAAGAGTCTGTCACCAGAGAATACATTCATGGTATATGATGATACCATTGAGCAGAAAGAGCTTTTCGCGGTCTATTATTATGCAAGGAAGGACGACTCAGACAAAAAGAGGACTATATATGTTGCCACGGTTCTGACTGACCATTATAAATACGTTCTTAACATTGAAGATATTACCGGACCACAGGCACTCATAGAGGAACCGGAGCCTCATTATTTTGAGGAAATCCCTATTGTAGAGTATTTAAATAATAAGCTGGCAATCGGTGACTTTGAGCTTCAGATTCCACTGATCGATGCCTATAATGCCCTGATGTCTGACCGGATCACAGACAAGGAGCAGTTCATTGATGCAATCCTGGCTATTTATGGCGCCATGCTTGGGGATCCTGATGCAAAGGACGAGGACGGTAAGACAGGCAAGGAAAAGATTAAAGAGGATAAGGTGCTGGAGCTTCCGTCAGATGCCAAGGCAGAATACCTGACCAGAACATTCGATGAAAATGGAGTGGAGGTCCTTAAAAAGGCCATAGAGCAGGATATTCATAAATTCTCACATATCCCATGCATGACAGATGAAAGCTTCGGTGGGAATATATCGGGTGTTGCTATGGAGTTTAAACTCCTGGGAATGGAGAATATCACAAAGATTAAGACCCGGTATTATAAAAAGGGACTACGTAAGCGGATCCGTCTCTTTGCTGGCTGGCTGCAGAAAAGCAAGGCTGTGAATGTAGATATATCCGGAATATCACCGACATTCACCCGAGCACTGCCTAGAAACCTCTTAGAGATCAGCCAGATCGTTTCAAATCTATGGGGAAAGGTAAGCAAGAAAACGCTACTTTCTCAGATACCATTTATAGATAATTTGGAAGATGAGCTTAAAGCGGTGGAGGAAGAGGCAGAAGAGGCAGTAAAACAGCAGAGGGAAATATTTGGACTTGGGAACAATACTCCTCCGGAAGATAATGGAGAAGGCACAGACATGAAGAAAAAGTCCGGTGATATAAATGAGTAATCTTTCTTATTGGGAGAAACGCAAAGTACAGGAAATGTTTCATTACATGGAACAGGCTGAAAAGGTAGCTGATGAAATATCAAATGTTTACTTAAAAGCTTCCAGATACATAGGCTTTGAACTGGATGAGATATTTGAGCGGTATCAAAAGAAACACAAGCTGTCAGAGAAAGACTCTTACCGGCTATTAAATTCCATGAAGGATAAAACGTCCCTTAATGAATTAAAAGCCGCCTTAGAATCAGGTAGCAGTGATAAGACAAAAGCCGAGATTCTGGCAGAATTGGAGAGTCCGGCATATCAGGCGAGGCTGGAACGCTTGCAGCAACTCCAAAACCAGATTGACATGACCATGCAGGAAGTGTATCGGCAAGAGAAATTAAAGAGTACCAGTCATTATGTGGACATTGCCAATGAAGCATATTACCGGTCTATTTTTGATATTCAACAGCGTATTGGTTTGGATTTTGGATTCAACCTGATTTCACCCCAAGTTATTGACCGGGTGATTAACAGCAAATGGTCTGGAGCCAACTATTCCACCAGGATATGGAGTAATACCCGTGCATTGGCCCAGGATATAAAAGAAGAACTGCTAATCAACCTAATCACGGGCAGGACCGACCGGGAAGTGGCAGATATAATAGCGAATAAGTTCGCCACCGGGTCCAGTCAGGCAAGACGGCTTGTAAGAACTGAAAGCTGCAACCTTGCTAACCAGATGGAAATGACCTCTTATGAGGAATGTGGGATTGAGTATTACCGTTTTGTAGCCACATTGGACTTAAGGACTTCCTCTATCTGCCGGAACTTAGACGGGGAGCGTTTTAAAGTATCAGAACAGCAACCAGGGCTTAACTGCCCGCCTATGCACCCTTGGTGCCGGTCTACAACTATCTGTGATATTGAAGAGGAAGAGCTTTCAAAATTGAAACGTAGGGCCAGAGATCCACATACTGGAAAGGTTAAAACATTCCCGGCAAATATAACTTATAAGCAGTGGCATAAGGAACATGTAATTTTTGTTACAAAGCAACATTGATATTATAGAAAGGAGTTAATGTTGGAACAGTGGAAAGATATTGATGGTTATGAAGGGATTTATCAAATATCAGATCATGGACGTGTAAAAAACAGAAATGGACTGATTATGGCAGCCCGGATAAATAAAGGCTACTTAATGGTTAATCTAAATAAACATAGGAAATGTAAAACGTATGCCATTCATCGGTTAGTTGCTAAACATTTTATCAAAAACCCTTTAGGTAAAAGAGAAGTTAATCATCTTGATGAAAATAAGCTTAATAATAACGCTGATAATTTGCAATGGGCAACGAGTAAAGAGAATGCCAACTGGGGAACCCGGAACATTAGGATATCAGAGTATGTCAAAAGGAATCCGATTTCTATTCTCCACAGACAGGGATACGGCAAGCGTAAAAAGGCAGTTATCCAATTAGATCCTATTACAGAAGAAATTGTTTCAAGGTACGAATCAACTATTGCGGCATCTATCGCAGTAGGGTGTAACAACGGGAAAATTTCAGAATGTTGTAATGGTAAAAGAAAATCAACACGAGGGTATTTGTGGCGTTTTGCCAGTTAGGAGGTATCCAAACTTATCTCCCTTGGGTGGCGGGGTGAAGCCTCCTACTGAAAAATATAGCTATCAAGCACGCAGGAAACCCTGGGTGTTATTTTTATGTTTTGGCAACGGTCCGGGCAGAGAACGGAACGGGGCAGAAAGGATAGAGAAATGAGAAAAAAGAGTTTACACACTATGAATTTACACTTCTTCGGTTTTGAAGGGGACGGCGCTGGCACAGGAGAGGGTGAAGGCGGCGGAACAGGTGAACCGGTGAATAACAATGGAACAGGCGGAGAAGGGGCAGGATCCGGAGAAGGACAGGAACCGGCTAAATCAAAAACCTTTGATGATATTCTGAAAGAAGGAAACTTTCAGGCAGAATTTGATCGCAGAGTGCAGAAAGCCCTGGGAACTGCGAAAGATAAGTGGTCCGCCCTGATGGATGATAAGCTTTCCGAAGCTGAAAAGCTGTCCAAGATGAACAAAGAGGAAAAGACCGAGTACTTGCGTCAGAAGCAGGAAAAGGATCTTCTGGATCGTGAATCTGCCATTACACGGCGTGAACTGATGGCAGAGGCCAAGAACACCCTGGCTGAAAAGAAGCTCCCAGTCACTCTTGCAGAGGTATTAAATTACGCCGATGCGGATACATGTAACAAATCCATAACAGCCGTAGAAAAAGCCTTTCAGGAGGCAGTGCAGGCGGCAGTAGAAGAGAAACTGAAAGGCGGTAAGCCGCCGAAAAAAGCAACATCACAGGAAGATGTTGACCTTGCAAAACAAGTAGAAGCCCTGATGATGGGAACTGTATAAGAAAGGATGATGAAAAATTATGGCAATTAACACATTAGCAACAGCAACATTATTTCAGAACACCTTGGATAAAGTAGCAATTCAGGAGGCTGTTACCGGTTGGATGGATTCCAACGCAGGGCAGGTAATATACAACGGAGGAGCAGAAGTAAAGATTCCAAAGATGGAAGTCCAGGGAATGGGAGATTATGACCGGGATAATGGATATCAGCAGGGCAGCGTTACCTTAACCTACCAGACCAGAAGCATGACCCAGGATCGCGGACGTAAATTCCAGCTTGATCCGATGGATATAAATGAAAACAACTTTGTTACTACCGCAGCTGCAGTTATGGGAGAATTCCAGCGCATGTATGTGGTCCCAGAAATTGATGCCTACCGTATTTCTAAAATTGCAACAGAAACTATTACAGCAGACAAAGCGGGAATGGTAGCGTACGGATACACTCCTGGTGATGCCAGCACATCAGCGTTGAGAAAGTTCAAGGAAGGTATTAAAGCAGTTCGCGATATGGGCTATAACGGTCCCCTGGTGTGTCACGCAACTCCCGACTTCATAATGGAATTGGAGTTAGAGCTTGCAGGTAAAATTTCGGCAGTTACTTTCTCTAAGGGAGGAATTGATACACAGGTTCCTTCTGTAGACGGCGTTCCGTTTATTTCCACTCCGGCAAACAGAATGTATACAGCGATTACTATTTGTGATGGTAAGACGGCCGGTCAGGAACAAGGTGGCTATGTAAAAGGAACCACGGCAAAGAGTGTAAACTTTATGATTTGCCCAAGGACAACTCCGATTGCAGTAACCAAGCAGGATATTATGCGTATCTTTGACCCTACAATCAATCAGAAGCTTAATGCATGGCAGATGGATTACAGGCGCTTTCATGATATCTGGGTACTTGATAACAAGGTAAATTCCATTTACTTAAGCATTAAGGAACCAAAAGAATAAGGAGACACCATATGAGGCTGATAAAAGGTAATGTTGAAAGAATTGTTAAGGACGATGTAAAGGCTTCAAAGCTTATTGCAGATGGTTTTAAAGAACTGAGTGTAGCAAATGAGATAGAGTCTAAAAAACAGGCAGAACCCGAAGCACAGCAGGAACCAGAAAAGAAACTGGAGGATATGACGGTGCCTGAGTTAAAGATCTTAGCAAAGGAAAAGGGCATTGAAGGAGCCTCTTCTCTAAATAGAGAGGATCTGCTTGCAGTACTAAAGGATGTGGTATAAATGACAGACCTTGAAAAACTGAAAAAGATTACCGGGGAGAGTGATAGTGAATTGCTCTCCCTTTTACTTGAAGATGCGGAGGAATTAGTTCTTTCGTACACAAACCGGACGGAGTTGCTACCGGTACTACAGAAAACCGTCCGTGACCTTGCAGTGATTGCCTTAAATCGCATGGGAACGGAAGGTGAATCCGGCCGGAGCGAGGGAGGGGAAAGTTACAGTTTTGAAAATGCCCCAAAGCATATTTATGACGTACTGGACCGATACCGGCTGGTACGAATAGGAGGTAGAACCTATGAGACTAAAAAGGAACCGCCTGAAACAGTATCACCATAGACCTGCTATGCAGAAGAAAGACAACGAGGGTAATTCATACACGGAATACGGAGAATCAAAACCCATTACAGCAGAGGTATGGCCTGCTGGTGGGAAGCTCCAGGCGGAAATGTATGGACAACGACTTTCTTATATTCGGAACTGTCATGTTGATGGAGAGTATAAGATACAAACCGATGTAAAAGGCAAGGTCAGCTATTTATTTGGTACTCAGGTAATCCGTGAGGGTGATGGTATCTGTCTTGATGTTCCCGGAGAATCGGATCCGGATTATAAAATCATTGCGATTCGTCCATACAACAATCTATATATGGAACTGGAGAAACTGTAATGGCAGGCGGTGTAAAAGGGCTGGATAAGCTCATGAAGAAGTATAGCAGCCTGTCTGGTAGTATTACGGGCCAAGGACTTGAAAGGGCAGTAGGAGCTTCCATAAAGATGGTACAGAGCCAAGCAAAGCTTTTATGTCCGGCCAATGATGGAGAGCTGCGGCAGAGCATTAAAACATCGGTAGAACTGCGGGAAGACAAGGTAATAGGAACAGCATATACCAATAAGAAACATGGTACTTATGTGGAGTTTGGAACCGGTCCTGTAGGAGAGATGGAACATGCTGGAATTTCACCGGTAGTCTCCCCAGCCTATACGCAATCACCCTGGTGGATACATGAAAGCCAGATTGATAAAGAGACAGCGGAGAAGTATCACTTCTTTTCCATTGAAACTCCGCATGGACGATTTTATCAGACATCTGGACAGGCGGCCCAACCGTTCATGTATCCAGCACTGAAAAACAATGAGGACCGGGCAACCCGTGATATTTCCGGTTATTTGAAAAGAGAAATCAGAAAGGCAGCAAAATGATTAATGTAAAAGATGAAGTATATGCGGCCCTTTGTACTGTTACGGATAATGTAACAGACTTCTATCCAAGGGATTGGGAACAGGATCTTGCAATCCAGTACATTGAAGAAGACAACAAGGTCATGGAATATACGGATATGGAAGAACAAAAAGCATACTGCCGGTACCGCATTGATATATGGGCTAGAAAAAGTACTTCCGCGGCAGCCGTTGCGGTAGATCGGGCCGTAGCAGCCCTGGGCCTTAAACGCATTCAGTGTATGGACGTAGAGGATCCTAGCGGCTTTAAACATAAGCAGATGCGTTATGAAATGGTAATCGATGTTAAGACCAAAGAAGTCTATCACAATTATTAGGAAGGAGTGAAAGTATGTTAGCTAATGGCATAACACTTGGATTGAAAAAAAAGGCGGAAAGCACCTATACCGCGTTGTCAGGACTTAAAGAAGTACCTGAACTTGGGGTGGATCCAGAAAAGGTGGACAACACCACTCTGGAAGATCAAATGAAACATTCAGAGTTAGGCATCGGAGATCCGGGAGATCTGGCCTATAAGTTTAAATGGGAAAATGGCGAGGATTCATCTTACCGGAAATTAAGGGCAGTTGCAGACACAAAAGAAACGGTTTCTTTTGAACAGACATTCCCAGATGGAACGAAATTTCACTTTGATGCGCAGTGTAGCGTCAAGGTTAGCGGAGGCGGTGTAAACGCTGCTATTGAATTTACACTTAATCTCGGATTGCAGACGGATATTGAAGTAGTTGACCCGGCTTAAGGAAAGGAAGGTAATACATAATGAATTATGGTTTAGATGATGAAAACTTAAATGAAAAAGTTGTGCAGGAGGAAGCAAGTACAGAGAAAAGGCGCGCTCCTTTTGCCTATTGGAATGTAGGTGGCAGGGAATATAAACTTAAGCTTACAACGGCAATCATCTGTCAGTTAGAGGATAAATTTAAGTGCAATCTCTTAAATATTCTTTCCAATTCTGGTGGGGTTCCGCCTCTGGCAGTCATGCTCTCTATTGCGCAGGGAGCCATGAAGACATGGGAACATGGAATCAAATACACAGATGTTCAGGCTTTGTTTGATAAATATTGTGAGGAAGGCGGTACACAGCTATCTTTCATGGCTGATGTGCTCATGCCTATTTACAGTGTATCCGGTTTTTTCTCGGAGGACCAGCAGACGGAAATGGATCGGAAGCTGGAGGAAGTGAAGGAAGTCATGTAAGCAGGACCCTATCAGATTACATAAACGAACTTTATCCGATTGCCCTGGATTGTGGGATTAGTCCGGGCCGGTTCTGGAATCTCTCCCTTGCAGAGATACAGGACTTATTAGAAAGCTACGAGCGAAAAGAACGG